CGGAAGAAGACTGACCCCTTATGCTCTGGAGCCTGTCCAGTGAAACGTTAGGAGCGTATACCGCCGTTGTTAGGCTGTCTGGTTGATACTTCGCTGTCATCTCGATGTCGAACGAGATCATAGAGTCGTTCTTCACCTGGATGTCGATCCCGACCTTCTTGGTGTACGTGATGTTATTGATGGTTCCGGTGCTCCTGAACCCGCCTACGTAGCCGAGCTTGTCCGAACACCTGAATTGGAACACCAGCGGGATGTTTATACCCTTGTCCTCGCCGAACTCTAGAGTTCTCTTAGCGATGTCTGTGTTACCGTCCACTGCCACGTCGTCGTACTTGACGGGCGCCGTGTATAGGTACGCACCACAAGAGTGCTTGCCGACCAGGAACTCGTCGTTGCCCGCGAAGCCTAGTTTAACCGGGAAGAACTCGTCGTATGCCGTACCGGATGTCCACGTAGAAGGCGAAGTGTATATTGACTGCTTCTTTCCAAAAGTGCTCGTTATGTCGTCGCTGAAGTACAGGGCGTGCCTGAATTTCGGATACGTCATAGGGGTTGACGTGCTGGAAATGGTTCCCCTGAATGATGCCGCCGTCCATGCCGCCGTCACATCCGGGTGGTCCTTGTGTATGCAGAACTCGCTGAGGTATCCTCCGCCGGTTGCCGTTCCGGAGAATGCTCCGTTCCAGATCCTGCTGTCTACAGAAGCACCCGGCACTGCAAACGTTGGCGCGAAAGGAATAAGGTGTGGACCGTTGAGCGGCCAAAGGACCGTTGAGATTGTCTGCCCTACGTATGTAGAACCAGCTCCGGATCCAGCCGTGTTTAATACTGATCCGAGTGTCCCTGTCCCTGTGTAGTTTAAGTAAAGCGTGTCGTCCAGTCCAACCGTCTTGTATCTCTGGTACATCCAAAGCGACTTGACCTGCGCCGATTGGAACGGAGCTTCGTGTTTAAGAGACCCTGTCAAAACCTGAGAAGTTCCGGTAGTTGACATGGGAACTAGATTGTACCTTCTGTTGATGTCGTAATCGGCAGAAACAGTATAAGGGCCAGCCGGCACCGATACTGAAATCTCACCCTGTCCACCAGGTAGAAGCGAAGCGAGCTCGAGAGCCGTTGCTGCGCTGTTCTCCAGCCTCAGTACGTAGCTCTTCGTTATGATCTTGCCGTGGTCGTAAGCGATGGAGCTTCCAGACCCACTCTTTATTAAGTCCTTGTAGAACCCGGCGAATATAGGGTTTGTTGAGTTTGCCTGCAGCTTCGTTACGTTTCCAGACTCGTCGAGCAGGTACGCGACCAGAGTGCCCTTCGCACGCTCTATCAGTTGCTTCAACCTCTGTAGTTCGGTGTCGATACTCTTCAACTTCTCGAACAGCGTTATTGCCTTGCCCTCCGGTGTGAATGACCCAGATGCAATGTCATCTGACGTATGGCCGAAGTACTTGTCCCCGCTCGAAAACGAGTTGAGCAAGTGCAAGTCTAGTCCCCTGGAGTTGAGCTCCTCTTGGAACTTGACCCTGGTCTCCTCCCTCGAGATGTCCGCCAGGATCCCGACGCTGTCGTCCGAGATCTGTAAGTCGTCTGGGAAGTCTACCGTGACTATGTCGCTCCATTCGGACTCGATAGGGTTGAGAGGGTAACCAGCCTCAGAGATCGACTTGATCCTGATCTGTACCTTCTCGCCCGCGCTGATCGAAATGTCGAGCTGGTTTATGTTTACGGTGTCGGCGTTGGAGACGTCCTCTATCGCCCACTCGTAGAACCCGGTCGTGGTGTTGTACACCCTCTTCCTTATGTCGGTCTTGTACTCGGTCCAGTTAGAGAATGCACCGCTCTTGACGGTCCCGTCGCTGTCGACGAATTCTATCTCTTTGGTTCCGGCGGCGTTACCGTCCTTCTTGATGTATCTGTATGCTATCTTGAACTGGATGATCTCCTGGTCCTGAGTCTTATCGGAAACCTGCGCCTCCGGAATAGGCCAGAAGCCCCTCACCCTGAACTTGCCGCCCTCCGCTACTACAGGGTTCTCCTTGCTCTTGGTGGCTAGCTCGCTCACCACAGAAGCGTATAGGTTGACCTTGCTGGACTTCTCCTTTGCGAGAGTTTCCAAGTCGGCCTTGAGCTTCTTGCGCTCGGCGTCGGACTTGGAGCTCGAGTTGTTGTTTAGGTCGTTCTTCTTCGAGTTGATTGCCTCTTCTAGCTGCTTGACCTGATTCTCAAGCTCTACCTTAGTAGCCAGCTTCTGCCTGATGGCGTCCACTTCCTTGGTGTCCTTCTTGTGGTCGTTTATGAGCACGACCTGGAAGTTGTTAGCGACCAATGCCGGTGCCTCCGGCGTAGCGCCGTAGACCGCTGGAACCTGCTTCTCCTTGGCCATGTTTATGAACTGCTGGCCGAAGTCGGTGACCTTGGTCTTGTAGAACGATTCGAAAGTCTCGTTTCCTGATGACGTATTTATCACCAGTTCGTTGGTGTACATAGCGACGCCAGGCGAGTACTCGCTTGATGCCACTTCGAAGTCCGCGTCGATAGGCTTGATGAAAATGATCTGCCTCTCGTCGTGTCCAACGTTGACCTGGATCTCCTTGACCGAATACGGCGGAGAGTAGATCGTTAGAACGTCGGCCCCGAGAGATAGAGCTTGAGAGCCCTGTATCCTCTTGAGGACCACGGTGAGCTCTGATGTGTCGATGCTCTCGACCTTGTACTTGGTTCCGTCCTCGGTGAGGAGTATGTCGTTTATAACTATTGTCTTGGAGTCGGTAGTCCCTGAAAGGATGTCGGTGTAAGTGAGCCTGTCCAGCTTGAACTTCCTCTTCTTCGTGGTGATCGTCTTGTTGTTGCTGGTGATCGTGACCTCCTCGTCTACTGCCTTAAGGACGTCGAACGTTCCCCTGTATCGCATTACCGAAACCGGGAGGTCGACTATCTCGTCGTCAGTGAAGAAAGATATGCCCAGGGCGTCTAGGTCTATGAGCAAAGTCGCGTAGTCCACGTCGTTCCTGCCCTTAAGGTTTAGGTCGAAGTAGTCTTTGACGGTCTGGCTGTCTGCGTTGATGATGAGCCTCTTGACGAATGCCCTCTTCATGTTGTCCGGGACAAGCCCTGTGACGTCGAATGATACGTAAAGAAGCGGGTTGAGGTATTCCTCGAAGAACCAGTTGTTCCTTGACTTGAACAGAGAAGGGACCTGTAGGCCTGTGATAGGCTTGGGGTCGCGCATGATTGACGCCTCGAAGATCTTCTTTGTGGTTCCGTCGGGAAGCCTGATTACGGCGCTTGAGTCTCCTAAGCCCGCGAGGGCCTGTGTGGTGTTGTCTACCCGGTCGATCTTGTCGTTGAGCCTGCCGAAGGAAGGTACGAGGTAAGATGTTACCCCTCCGTCCTCTCCGGTTATGTCCAACTGCACGGTCTCGTTTGAGCTCGTGACTATCTCGGAAAGCTTGTTCACTATCTCTAGCGCGTTCTTCTCCAGACGGAGAAACTGCGCGAGCAGCGATGAAATGCTATTTTGTGTGCCTGGCATGTCTTATCTAGGTTTGTATGTGCGATTTATATATCGGCACAGAAACCGCCCGCACTTACAGGAAGTTTTCCTTGAAAAGGGCGAAGTATTTCTGGAATGTGTCCGGATCGATTCGATGACCAAGATCCGGCTCCTCGTACACGAATCCGTGCTTCATCATCTCGATTTGTTTCTGCGGATCTATCACGTCGTCCTTCAGTCCTACGACTGCCATCTGCCTCTCGAACGGCGGCAGGTCCATCTCGTACTTAGGGATTTTGAGGAGATGCGCGTTTTTGGAGCCGAATGCCGGGTTGAATAATAGCGCGTCGATTTTGTGCTCGTTGGATAGGTAGTACAGAAGTAATGCTCCCATGGAGTGCCCTACTAATGCGTCCGGCTTCTCCTTTGCGATTATTTCCTGGGCCATGGCGTAGACATCCTCCGTCCTGTAGTTTACTTGTGGAGCGATGACCCTTGCTCCGTTCTCTTGCATTATCTTGACGCGATCGGGCCAAGGTTGAGAGTCGAGACCATGAAGGTGGAAAATCGTCTTCCCCGAAAAATTCTCGAAGAGCCTGATGTGTTTCATTATCGAATCTGGTCGATGATAAAGATAAGGTTGACAGCGTCTACGCACGTGATCTCGAATATCGGCCTGTCGCTGGCGGTGTCAAATTCCGAACCGCTCACGGCGCCTATGAGCACCCCGTAGAATCCCGTCCCCTTCCTGTTTGGCGCGTCGGTCTGGAAGATAACGCTGTAAGACTGCATGTCGAGTACGTCCTCGAACACGATCCTGAACGTCTGCCCCCTCTGCCAAGTCACGTTGGTGTCGTCTATCCTCACGTATATGTCGTTGTTTGACTGGAGAGATGAACCGTTCGCGTAGTGCCTGAAGTAGTTATTGAACGGCTGAAGAATCAGCGTTCCGCCACTCGAAAGATCACCTTCGTACGGGATTGCGGAGGTTACGGTGTAACCCTGGACGGCGTTGTTCAGTATTACCTGGTTCGCGACGCCCCTGTCCACAACAATTCCCGAGCCGGCCTTGATGACGTCCGAGTTGTAGCTCACCGTTATGCTGGTGTTGCCCTTCATTATCTGGTTGAACTCGTCGCTCAGGTTGTTGATGAGGTTGACGATTGAGCTCGTGTTGTTGAACAGCGCCTGGTTCGCGATGAAGCTGTCCTCCAGAGTAGAGATCCTGAGGTCCAGCTCGTTTATGTTGTCGATGTTTATTACTAGGTCTTCCACCTCGAGGACCTTGGTCCTGAGGTCAATTAGCTCGGACTGCTGCGCCGTGAGCATCGAAGCCGACTGCTGCAGAGACGTTAGCGCGTCCACGAAAAGCTCCATGGAGAACGTGCTGTAGTCGTTTATTGCCTTCTCGGTGATGTTGACGTTGTCTATGCTCGTGTCGAACTTCACGTTGATCTTGAAGCCGTATGAGTTACCGTTCAGTTTCGTTACCGTGTTCGGCCTGTACTTCTTGAACCTTGGGATTCCGAACTCCGTAGATAGCTGCTCGACGTCCTCTAGGAATAAAATTCCGTAGAGGTTGGTAGCAGTGTCCGACTCGTTGTTCGGGTCGTACACATCGTAGTAAACCAGTACCGCGTTGAACTCGAAAGCCTGTGCGTCGGTAGTAGAGTTGTATTCCTGTATGGTTGTGATCGACGGGTTGTCAGCAATCGGCTTGTACGATGCAGGGTCGAAGTCAACCATAATCCCGTCCAGCCTGCTCCGCTTGAATGTGATAGTCGTCAAGTCGAAAGTCTTCTGGATCATGTCCGTAGACGAGTCGCCGAATACGGCTTCCGTGAAGTACGCGTTCGGTCCGACGTTCGGGTCGTACCAGTTCTCGGCTATGTCGTATGCGTCAGTGCCGGAGTTGTAGAATAGCGACTGTGGCTCGCCTACAGTGTCCTGGTCGTAGATCGCGGATAAGCTGAGCCCAGCCGGGTGCGTATCGGAAAAGTGCCTTCCGTTTATAATCTCGTTGTCGATCGGGTTTGCCGGACGGTTTTGGAAGGTCATGTCCTCTCCGTAGTTGTCGTCGGCCACGCTCTTGAACAACACCAGCGGAGTATTTCCGTCAGACGTCGGCACGTGGATGTAGATCTCCGAGTATGCGTTTACGTTGTTCTGGATGGAGTTGACCACCTGGATGTCGCCGACGTACTGTACTACACGGTTGTACCTGTTGGCGCCTGTGAGTATTTCAGTCTCCTCGACAAACCTCGGGTCTGTCGAGATGTTGGTCGTGCTCTGCAGGCTGTTGGCGTCGTCGAACCTTACAGCTCCTATTTCTTTCATCCATTTCCAGAAGATCCTCTCTGAAACGTTCTGCTTGAGGCTCCTATCGTAAGTGGCCGCAGAGAGCACCAGGCTCTCGAAGTTGAGGCAGTAGTTCTGGAAAGACTGAGCCAGGTTTATGTTCTGGTCGCCGTCTAGTCCCTGGATCAGGGCTCCGTCGATGGATGCGAACTGTATTCCGTTCTCTCCGAAGCTCGGCGTCTTTATGTTAGGTATGTTCAGGAGCACGTATTTCGTGAACCTGAACTTATTCGTGGAGCTGTTGAACGTCAGTCCAAGGTCCTCGGTTGAGGACGAGAACGAGTAGAACGTTCCGCCGCTTGTTTGTAGTGGCTTTATGAGTGGGCAGACCATGCGTTAGTATAGCTTAATGTTCTTGTATTCCATCTTCTTGACCTTGTGGATGGACGTCACTTCAACCTGTGGTTGTGGTTCTAAGCCGCTAAGCTCTTTGGATAGGGCTGCTCTGAATTTCTCTTCGGCCGCCTCTTCGGTCTTTGCCTTCACGTCCCAGTACTTGTGCTGCGGCTTGAAGTAGTCGATCTTCGCCTGCTTATCAGCAGGTATGGTCTTCGTCTTATCCTTTCCGTCCGAGGACTTCTCAGCAGGCTTTGACTGTCTCTTGTGCGTAACGGTGAAGCTCACGCGCCATATAGACGGGAAAAGGAATTCTTTGATGGTGTCGACGACACCCTCGTTTACCTGTTCGAAAGTCCTGAGGTGCTTCATCTATTAAATAAGAGTCATGTTGGAAGAACTTACCACGATCCAGGCGTTGTCTGAGACGCTCCACTGAATGGTTATGGCGCTCTTGTAAGGGCTTCCGCTAAACTGTATTGTTCCCGCGGAGAAGCCGAGAATGTTGGAACTCGCCAGAGTTGTGACGTCACTGCTCTTATCGACGAGTGTTATCTCGTGTCCGTCCACAAGCGATGCGTCAGGCGTAAGAGTTAGTACCGGAGGGCTGGAACCGTTGTTTTCGAAAATTATGGTGCAGTCGCTGTTCAACACTGTGTGTGCTGCGACGGCTCCGATGTCAATCCTGTTCCTTGCGACGCCGTCGTAGAGCTTGACCAGCTCGTTGAAAGTCACCTGGCCGTTGAACGTGCTCGAACCGAGCGCAGACATTACCAAGTTGTCAAATTCTGCAGATGGTGCCTCGATGCTGGTGGTCAGTGTTATGTCCTCGGCCTCAATCAAACCGGTCGCGCCGGTGAGAGTTATATTCGGCGTTCCGGTAGACGGAAGCGTTATCGTGTTCACCCCTATTGTCTTGGCCAGGATCTGACCACCCGTGGCTGTGGAAACGTCGATGTTTCCAGACAAGATGCTGAGTCCAAAGTTCGTCTCGATGTCATCGAGGGTGTTCTTCAGGGCCTCAAAGTTCGCATTGATTACAATACGAGATCCGGAAAATGGATCGGTTCCAAGGAGTGTGGTTATAATTGTTGACATGTTTAAAATATCCTTTGTTTGGTTTATATATCCTCGCCATCTTCCCGCGAAACGGCGGCCTGCTCCCTTCACCTTGGATCTATTTATCCATAACAGGATTACTTCCCATATTGTAAATTTGATAACTATAACTAACTGATAATCAATAAGTTATAAATCTATTTTTCCATGTCATATTTATTGGTTAATTTTATATGTTAAATTCAAAAGTTAAGCCATGACAAAAATAAAAACAATACAGGAAATGCCCAAGCAGCCGAGGTACTCGGTGGGGCAGACGCTCCAGCTGAAGAGCAAGACTCTATACGACGAGGTTCAGGGAACCGTCAGCTCTATAGAGCGCAAGTACCAGAGGATTTCAAAATTCACAGGAAAGTTCGATCCACACGGTCTCACTACGCTTGAAGGCTCTATTAAGAGCATCAGCCTGCCGTATGAATTCGACGGCGAGACTCTTATCGTGACCTATAACGACGGCAACAAGGAGACGTCTAAATTTTCCGGATACGCATACACTATAAAGACGCCTAAAATGAACTCGGTGTACTCCGAGGGCAGCCTCAGCGACAAGCTAATCGCTCCGGTCGTGAACAACGAGCCGAGGGTGACCTGTCCGATGTGTAAGGGTAAGAAGACCATCAGCGTGACGGTGCACGAGGGGAAGAAGGAAAGCTCGACCAACATCGAGTGCATCACATGCCACGGTGAAGGAACATGTACAACCAGCAAGGCCGCATCGCATGAGCACAACAAGAACGCATGGTGCAAGTGCAAGGACCCGAAGGTGTGGAATAATCCGAGGCACGAACGCTCCGGCGGACAGGACTACTACTATTGCAGGGTGTGTACGAAACTTTTACAAGTAGGTTAGGCCATGGACGTATTCATAACACTAGACCTCGTAACCTTCAGCTCGATGGAGCCTGAAGAACGAAGCACTGAAAAGTGCAAGCTGATCCGCGTGAGAGCGGAACACAAACTACATGCGATCGCCAAGGTGAAGAAACACTACGACGAGGTAAACAGGAAAAACGCGGAGGCTGGCTCGAACGTCAGGTTCGCCCCGGAAAATATTCAAGAAATAGAAACAATAGATTGAGATGAAAAATTACTTAGTAAAAGTAGTAGTTGTCATGGACAAAGCCAACCGGTACTACACCGGAAAACCGTGGGAACAACAGTGGACTGACGATAGGCAGGACGCAAAGACGTTCAATTCAGTTGAGGAAGCGGAGAAGGAGTTTATGTATGACCTCGAAAACGAAGACGAGACCGACGAGGAAGAAAAGTTCAAAGGAGCCGTCTTCCCGTTGACAGTAAACACATTTTATAATAGAGCAAATGAAGACTAACATAAAAGAACAGACAACCGAACAACTGGAGACATCCTCAAGGGAGCTCGCAGCCAGATACGAGGCGCTCCGCAAGGAACCCGCAACCCGTCACTCCGCAGCCGGCGGAATGATCCAGGAGGCGCGAGTCATAACCGAAATGGAAACAGTGGACTCTGAGCTCGGCCCGGTCAACGCTGAAATAGAGCGCAGGAAGAATCCGTCTGACATCGGGCAGACTTACTTTATAAGGTACGGACGCAACCACGTTATTCCGTGTGTGGTTCGTCACGGTCTTGTTGAGTCTGGTGGTCTCCTGCCGAACTACTTCGTTGGGCGCAGAGCTTCAGAGCATGAAAGCTACGTCCGCGGCAGACACGGGAAACGCCTCACGCTGGTCAGCTTCGACAATCTGAAGTTCAACGACGCAGGATACATCTCGTTTAGGGCTAAGCTCGACAAGACCGAGTTTGACTTCGAGTCCAAGTTCGTGATAACCCGTAACGAGAAGGAATACTTCTACATCAAGTTCGAGAATAAAACGATCAAGCCTGTTGACGGAACGCGTGGTGCCAGCGAGCACCAAAGGGATTTACTAACTTACGGCGCCGCATACTTCTACCAGAAGCTGGTAGCGACCGGAAAAAACATAAACATACAATAATGTTACAGCAAGCAAAAGAAATAATCCGCGTGATGAAGGATCTCGACGACAAGTTCGGAACCATTGACGACGGATTCAAAGCGCTCATGCTCGAGAAAGAGCTGGAGAAAATCTTCGGGAAGAAGAAGTTCCTAGGCGGATGGGTTCGCGAGATCGACCGCTGCACTCTTCATGTTGGCCATGCGGACTGCAAGCTGACCGTCACGCAGGGAGCATATAACAGCTGCGAGATACATTATGCCAACTTCCGGGTGATGACCTTAGAGCAGTTCAACGAAATACCGCCTGGAGAGGTCTTCTCTAAGGGTGAGACGGTGGATTCTCCAGACGGGGTTAACCTGACCGGTTCCGGGAAAAAACTGAGATTCCTAGCCAAGAAGGGTTTCGGAGATGACTGGACTCTATATTTCCACTGGGCAACTACGGCGTGGAGCAGGATAGAGAGCAACGGAGACAAATCAATGAATATGGACGCCATAAGAAAATTCGTACCTTGCGTGGACGAGGTGGCACAAAAATACAGATCATGAGTAATATTGCAACTTCCTCTGATCGTAAGTCTCACAATAGTGAGACCTGAAAATGGAAATTTTAGTATAAGAGAATTAACACAAGGAAATAAGAAATCATGAAAAACCTAAGCATAGACACAGAAACGATGGTCGAGACCATCGAGAAGAACCTTACTAAGAAGGAAGGCACACGAGCGATCGTGATGTACAACGACAACGTGAACACTTTCGACCACGTGATCTCCTGCCTCGTAGACTACTGCAAGCACACCGAGACGCAGGCCGAGCAGTGTGCGCTGTTTGTGCACCACCATGGAAAATACGCCGTGAAGGGCGGGTCGTTCGACGACCTCAAGCCGATAGCCGAGGCGCTGTTGGAAAATGGTTTAACCGTAGAGATCGAATAATCATGAAAGACGCAACTGGAGAAGAAATAATACTTGGTGGCAAATACGGGTATTCGCAGAGTAACAACGGAACTACAGAAATAGTCCATTGCATAGCCGAGAAGTTCAACGAGCTGTCCGTCACCGTTAGGCCGTTCAAGCGAATGCGAACGGTGTATTCCGATGACCTCAAACCGGTAGAGCTCCAGAACAAGCCCCATAGGGCAACGGCTGTGAAGCCGTTCATATTGTTCCCTATAATAAAAGTAAAATCAGAATTCACAATGCCGTTGGGAGATGTGGTTAATAAAGATTGATATGGAAAATCCGCTACTTGAAATAATGCAACTGCTCCCGTCGGGATGCAAGCTCGGTTTCGAGCGCGAGATATACGGGCAGGTCTCTGTCACGCTCGTGGACACTGAGACTGCGAAGGAGGCCAAGGCCGTAATTCCCATGGACCACCACCTCGGAGTCGAGCAGGTAAAGTCCGTGTTGATGCACCTACATTCTAAGATACGCGATTGATGACTATTGCAAAGACATACCCGCGTTTCTACAAGCGCCAAGGCGGAGACCTGATCGCCATCCTTAAGCCCGACCGCATGTTCCACCTCAAGGTAGGCGGACACGGCAAGGGCGACGGATTCGGCCGTGTTGAAGTACGACACCGGCGAGACCATCAACTTCAGCGAATTCCAAAGGATCCTCCAGTCGGTGTTCCACAAGTACATCATGGAAATAAACGATCTGCTCCCGAAGGGATTCCTCGAAGCAAACTCTAAGAAGACATTAAACGAACAAAAACAAATATCATGATAGCAACAATAATCATTACAATCATCTGGACATTGGGTGCCGTACTACTTGGATTCCTGTGTTACGTTTTTAACGGGATGTGGGGAACTGGAAAAATAGTGTGGATAAAGGTCATCTTCTGGCCGATCTACATATCGTACAGACTTTTAACCGGTAAAAAGTTATGAACCTGGAATTGGTAATAACGGAGGAACACATCCCGGCGATCCTCGCTTTCGAGAACGCTCCGAGCGAGGATCGTCCTCACATAATCGATTCGCTCCTCGACAAGCACTCTGGAATAGTCCGTGAGTCCGTCGGTCGTACGTTCTCTAGCTTGGTCGACGACCTTACCAACTTCGACTGCGACATAGCGCAATACTGGAACGAGGACAGGCGAGGTTACAGGGAGATGCTCCGGGAGCACTACATGAAAGAATTCGGTAAATTCGAAGAAGAGTATAAACTAAACCCATCTAAATGGTTATGAAAGAATACATCACAAACAACCTGCCCGCCGTTATAATGACAGGCACGTTAACAATGCTGGTCCTTGCGATCACGCTGATTCTGCTGACAGTCTACTACTCGAAGCGCAAACCAACCAAGGTTCCAATTCCGTTCTTCATCGTGGCAGGGCTTATGTTCGTCGTGATCGCGGCAGGTTTATCCCTAAAGGTTATACTATGAACATGAATTGCAACTATAAGTTACTCGTATTGGAAATCAACTCGGACGCCGTGTGCTACAAGCTGACGTACAGGGAGAGGACTACCTTCCACGTGAAGGACAAGCCGGACGGCAAGGACATCTCAGGCGAGCAGAGCACGAGCCGCGTTGCATGGGAGAAGGCGTTTAACAATTTAAAAAATAAGATATGAAAAAAATAATAGTATTGGGGGGCGGGACTTTTGAACCGGTGAGGAATCACCTGGCACTCGCAGCGCCGGCATTTGGGAAGACCGCCAGGTCCATCGCGGAGATTTTCAAGTCGTACAACCATTCTGGATTTGAAGTCATACTGGAACTGACTAAGATGGCGGGGTCGCAGCATCCAATAAGCCTCGTAACGAACAAGGACGTGGAAAAAAGAATCGACCAAATTTTAAAGGACAGAGAGGTCTCCTGCATAATCCTCAACGTGGCGTTCTGCGATTTCTCCGGTAAGATCGGGAACGTAGAATCTGGATTGCATGCGGAGAGACTCGTTACGGCAGAGGGTGAGACTACAATGACGCTCACCCCCACCGATAAGGTGATAAGGAAGATCCGTCTGCTGAGACCTGACATCTTCCTCGTAGGGTTCAAGACGACCACAGGGAAGTCGAGCGCTGACCAATTTTCTATTGCGTTGAAGATGATGAAGTCCACCAAGTGTAACCTGGTCCT